AGACGAAACAGCCGGAGTACCAAACAATTTCATGAATTGCAAGTAAGCATCGATGTCACCAGCAATCGTATCAATCGGATGATGAGCTTTAATAGCAGTAGCCAAAGCGCTCAACAAACCGTTGTAAGACAATGTACCCGGAGTAGCACCAGTATCCAAAGAAGACTGAGCCAAAGCGGTAGCAGCCGGGTTAACACCATCACCGTTGATCATGATGTCGGTACAAGCCTTCATCTTCGAAATTTCGAGATCGCGAGCTACACGAGCAGCAAACGGAGTAATTACATCCAAAGCGGCACGACGATCAAATTCGTAGGTATATTCAATACCCGAACCGTGCTTATAGAACGTAACAGCCTTTTCGCTGTAGGTAACTTTACGTACCGGAATACGAGCGCCTTCACCTACGCGGAACGTCTTGCGAGCGTTAGCGTCATCTTCACCTACAATGCGGATAAGTTCGTTACCCTGACTGGTACGAGAACCAGCAAGCAAGTCAGATACTTTTTCCATCATGTCGAGGTTGTTGTTCCAACGCAAAACGTTATCGATTGCATACGGGAACATAATTCTAGCACCCGGCTTCGTAGCAAACGTATCAGAAGCCTGAGCCAGAGTAACCTGATCTTTGTAGTTGTTGCGCATCGGCAAGTTCATTTTGAACATAACCTGTTCAAAACCAGACAAGCCTTCACCGTTTTTATAAGCGGCTTTTTCTTCGCCTTCCGACAAATCTACGGCCAAATCCAAGAATTTATCGAGCGGCAAACCGAAAGAAGCGGCTTCTTTCTGCAGTTTTTCTGCTGCGAAAAGAGCTTCGCTGTCGTTTTCACCTAAGAGTGGATTGCAAATATCAGCAAGTTTTCTCTTTTTGATTTCAGTAATATTTTTAACCATATTCTTCTCTCCCAATTACTTCTGATATACAACAGCTTCCGAAGCGCTACGAACTTCCCAAACTTTGATGTCCGTAACAACACCGTTACCAGCGGCTTTAACAGCACCAGCGCCAGCGCCGACTACATAGTCGCCAACAGACAATTCAGCCGAAGTCTTAACTTTCGAACCACCTTTGGTTGCAACGGTAACCGTAATACCTTCACCCTGATTCGTACCATCTTCAGCACGCAGAATGAAACCTACGATTTCGCCATCAGCAGTTGCCAATTTAACAGCATTAGCAGCCGTAGTATCCTGTTCAACAGCCAAACCTTCCAAAGCAGCCATATCCGCAACATTGTCGGTCAACTTGTAGGTATGGTTGAAATCAGGATAAGTAAGGCCTTCCATAGTATAATCAAACATTCAATTTCTCCTTATCTTCTGACTTGGTAAGATTTAAGTTTAACACTGTTGAACTTCTCATCTTCCTCGGAATAATTTACCGATTGAGAAACACCACCAGCCGGTACTAACGTAGCCAAAATCTGTTGATTTTCATTCAACATAGCGGAAATTTCACCCAAGTCAGATGGAACTTCCACATCTTTCTTTCCAGCCGCCAAAGCAACTTTCTTTACTTGTTCTTGTAAGAATTCAAGCAAAGCCTGTTTTTGAGCTTTAACTTCGGATAATTCACTATTCAATTCTTCAACTTTAGCCTCATGAGCCTCGTTCAAAGTATTGACTTCAGCTTCTTTATCTTCAAGAGCCTTCTCTTTATCTTCAAGATCTTTCTCTTTTTCAGACAACGAAGTTTCTAATTCTTTAACTTTTTCGCCAAGATCCAACTTCTGTTTCAAATCGGCGAGCTGAGCTTGCATTTCTGCAATTTCCTCAGCGGATAAAGTAACGTTTTCTTTTGTCATCACGTTCTCCAATTTGTTGTTAAAAGTAGCTACTAAAAACTCGGGAGCTTTACCAGAAGCCGCCAAACTCATCAACTCTCCCTCGTTGAAAAGCGTCCGCTTCTTCTGAGATAGTATCTTAGGGTTCTTAGCGGCACCTCTATTTACTACGGAGATTTCCGAGAAGTTAGCCAAACCCTCTAATTCCAAATGACATCCGTCAAAACCTACTGTATGACCGTTAGCACAAGTTTTATCCCACCAATTTTCAAAACTTGCGTCTTCACCCATATAATCCCAATGACATTCGCTACAATAAGCGTGTTCTGCCAAGAATTGAACAGATACTTCATCCAAAATATTATTTTCAATCTTTTCGATAATACTCTTATTTTCTTCATTTCTTAACAAAGCGCACGTTGCAAATAACTCATTGTGGCCATTCTCACTCACCCCCAATCTGGCAGAGAATGAACGTCCAATATTCAAATCAAAGTCATTGTGCATAATGTGAATACCGATATTCTCATCGGAATTATTTATTTTGTCGGCCATAGCAGCTAAGATACCACTGTCAACAGTAGCGCCATCATAAATAGTTCCCTGATGTACCGGCTCGGTAGATAAAGCTCGACATTCAAACATATAAAAATTTGAAGTGTCAGCATCCTCACCAAACTTGTTTTTGAACTTCATCAAAAGTTCATCTGTCATTTCAATTTCTTTAGTCATATATGTAGCCTCATATTTACTTAACTAAAAGGTTAATTTGTAAAAATAAAATTTTCAATAGTTTTTTTTAAACAAAAATTAACAACTACTTTACAGTATTTGACTTAGCATTATCGGCGCCTTCAGGAGTTGTAGCTCTGCCTACAGAATTATCTTTTTTCGTAGGATTTGCTTGATTTCCATTAGGAGAACCTTGATCAAACACAAAGTCATCATCCTCTACTTCAGGATCTTGCGACGGAGAATTCAAGAATAGAGTACCAGACAACTCAGCGGCACCTTCCGGAGCTAAGAAACCATACATTTCTATATTATAGTATTCATCGCTAATTTTACCTAAACTCAAGTCTTTAAGTAAACGAGTTTGTTTCTGAATTCGTAAACTCTCCAACTCAAGGTCAGGACGTAATTCTGCGTGTCTGAACCAAACTTTGCATTTACCGTCAAAACCAGACATACGAAGCGCTAAGGTCAAAATTCTACCCATAATATCAGCAATAGGACCATTTACAGATTCAGCAGATAACGTAAATATACGAGCTTCTACAGAAGCAGTATTTACACCAGACTCACCGCGACCGAGAACTGTAGCAACAACTTTAAGACCAGCTTGGTTCTGTGCGTTAAGCGTGTCGATGATTTCACTAACTTGAAGTCCTGATCCCGGCTGGCGCTGATTCAATATACTAGGTTCAACTGAATCGGTGTGAGCGAAAGGTTGATCTGGACGAATACCATCAAAAGCATTAGCAATAGCACGAAGGTTAGAATTCATCCAAGTGTTAAAACCTTCAGGATCATTCTGTAATTTCTTAGGCGCACGATTTTTGATTACTTCTTCAAACACTTTTAAAGTAATACGCGGATAACCGACAACCTTCATGATTCTATATAAGTCATTAATAACAACTTGTCTTGCCGCAATAGTATTAATTGCTGAAGTGAAGAATGAATAGTTGTACGGACTTGTCGGATTTTGTTTGTAACGAGCCATAAAAAATGTCGGAATATCCAAACTTAAATCTTTAACAGAATCAGTTTCTTGTACCGGTTTGAACACACCAGCCGATGTCTCTTTAAATTTAATAGTGTTCATATCAACGTTTCGAATTTCACAAGGTTGAGCTGTTTTATCAAACACTAATTCACAGCCGATTGCGCCACGCATAAGTAACATATAACGTAAACCTTCAAGAAATTCACGGAGAGAAGGCTTAGATTGAAATCCCAGAGAATAATCTGAAATATCAAATATCTTATACATAATACTTTCGAGTAACTTCTGTCCATCTAAAGAAGTTTCTCCGGCAGAATCAACTACTCTGTACAACATCTCAGTATCAGAAGTCGTGAGATAAGCATTAAGAGCAGCGGAAACATCAGGATCCGTGTGCATTAATTCTTCAATTAATTTGATGCTGTTCTCAGTTAGACGAGTTTCTGAAATGTCATTAAGATGTTCTACATAGTCAGGTAGGTCGAGAGTCCTATCTTTTTTCGATTCGTCATAGGTGTCAGTGTATGATTCGCCACCCGCTTTAGACTTCTTTTTAGGTAATATGAATTCAAATAGTTTGCTGAGATTCGTAGCCATTTTTACCACCTCAAATGTTTAGATTTAATCTTACTTGTATCATAAGCAAGTAAATTCTCATTGTAAAGAGTTTTATCTTCCATATTGGCACCAATTAAGCCAACACACATTCTTTCTTCTATTTCTCCACCCAGATTCATAACGTTCCATATCTTTCTGGCAACAAAAGCGTAACCTAAAGAGTGAAAGAAGTGATCGTTTCCGGTCATTTTAATCCAACGTGGTTCTTTACCATCAACTCCATCATCTCTGTACATATCGCGCAAATGCTCTGTAATTGTACTCTTTAAATTACCATAACCATAAAATTTCATCTTATGAGTGTTGATAAGTTCTTTAACTGTATCAAGCGCGTTTGTGCGATTTACATTATAATAATCTACATTTCCTGTTAAATCTTTGTGTGGATCAGCGTCTCGTATTCCGTTATAAACAACTGGGAATATACGACCTTCACTCCAATCTCTAACCATATTAGAAAGAATAATTTGCGGATGTCGGTCGATTGCTCCACACACTATATTATATTTCTCATTTAATTCTTGAAGTCTAGGAATCAATCTATCAAAAGGTACTACTTCAAACAATACAACGTCAGAATCATTAGTCGTGATCGTAAGGTGACAGCTAACACCAACGTCGATTCCCACAAATGCCGGTTTAGATTTATCTATCTCAGGAACTCTCGCATCAACCATACATTCCATAATATCTTTGATCTCAAGTCGAGAGTTTTTATCCGCATATTCTTCCCCAAGGACGGTATTTACAGCACGTCTAATTTGATCTTTCTTAATAAAATCAGCCATTGTAGTAACAAGATATTTAATAGAAAGAAGGTCAGAGGAAAAAGGTCTAATCCAGTAACCGCGACTATGAGTGCGGTCCGGATAACGAGCTACCCATTGACGTTTTGCGTCATCTCCGAGATTTAATCTTTTACCACATTTTGAACATTTTACATAAGCGTTATCCAAATCAAGACTTACGGCTAACGTCGGATCAATATCAGTCTTCAAATCACTTACCGAATCCGGAAGATTAGGTATAAACACGTTATCTAATGTATAAAGCGGAACTTGCCAATGATTACAATGTTCACATTGTACGAAATACTCACGCTGATCCGAAGTGGAATACTCTAAACTTATACCATAAGAATCAAATGTAGGCGTTGAAAATCCTTGCTTAATCTTAAAACTAGAGTGTTGAATACGGGAATTAACTAACGCTAAGAACTCTTGATCGGATAAATCATACTCATCGTTAATAATAAAGTCTACCGGAGTGGAAGTTGCGTCAGATTCAACGTTAGCAGATACGTACATAAATGAATTGCCGAGTTGCATAACATCTGTGTTACGCACTTGACCATCACCGCTTTGAGATGAGAAATCTCTGTCAAATATAGGTTTGAAACGGGTTTGAGCTACACGTTTCTTCATGTTAATATCTGGAAGTGTGTATAAAACGCTAGTTCCGAGATTATTTGATAAAAACCACAAGGCTTTGCGGATAGAAATCTCAGTAATACCCATTTGGGATAACTTCTTAACACAAAGATTTGGATGAGTATCGTTTAATATCTCCTCTTGAAATCTGTGACGATATAATGAAAAGTGCTTACCGTTGCCGAAAGTTGTGTTGTTACAAACCCATTCGGCGACCGTTTCATTTGTCCGACTGTTGATAATTCGATTTTTTAACCGTTCAAGAAATTCGTTTTTTTCCATATTTTCAGCACCTTTTAATTTACGTTAACTTAAATTTTTCAAAAATGCAAATATTTTCTTGACAATGTAAAAAATGTAAAGTAATGTAAACACGAAAGGAGGCAAAATGATTCGTATTGAAGACTTTTTTAATATAATAAAGAAGTATGACTTGGAGGAACTTAACGGGCATTTATTAATAAAATCACCCGTTACAAAAGCTAAGTTGAAAGATATTACAAGAGAATTATTCGTTTCTTTAGGAGAACTCAAAGCTGAAAATAAAAACTTCAAACTGCAGAAAATAGGAAACTGCCAATTTAAAAACTGTGTATCTCCACAATGTCACAAATTTATATTGAAACCAACTCTCATTAACAGTATGTTATCGAGAGAAGACATTATTGAAATAGCTGAAGATATGGATCTTAGTAGAATTGAAGAAATCGGTCCTATTGCATATCTTAAAGAGTATAATTTAACGCAACCAGACATTTTAAAAGTGTCGGAAGCAGATTTCAGAACCGTTTATGCTTATATGAAAGGTGAAAAATGTTAGTAAATAAAATATCAATTACCGAGTGTGCAAAACAACTCGAATTAACTAGACCAACCATCTATTCCTACATTAAAAAAGGACTTATAACACCGAGAAAAACTCCCGGCGGTAAGACTTTTTTCTTACAAGAAGACGTTGATGAATTAAAGAATAAATTAATGTATGGAGTAGAAGATGACAGAGTACAATTATCCTAATATTTCCGTTGAAACCGTCATGGGGTTAAGAATGTTGATTAAGGATTTGAAGACTAATCCTAAACTTCTGGATAATTCCCCGTATGACGATGTTACAAAACAGACGTTAAAACAATTACTTAGCGGAAACGAATCCACAGAACCAAAAGAAAACGTGCGTTTGGAAGACTTAGATTATGAGGCTGAGACGATAGCTTTATATGAAAGCATTAACGCTATTAATGAGATGGAGATTGATGCCAAAGAGCGAATTTCGGTTATTAAATTAAAAACGTCAATTCTACAAGATTTGTTGAATATGATGAAGGATTCCAAAAAGATCAAAGAGATTAATCGTTTTGAGGAAATGATTTACTCAATTTTAACCGAAGAACAGAAAAACCAAATTCTTGAAAGATAAGTAAAATGCAAATTTTTAAAGATAATGCTCCTTTATACTGGGCGAAAGGTATGCCAGCGATACCGCTTCACTCATTTGATGCTGTTAACGCGGCTGGTGTTAAATTAGGAAAAGCGCCTCTAATTAACTCGTGGCAGATGTATAATGACACCATGCCGACTGCTGAGGAACAGAAAGAGTGGTTAGAGAAATACCCTAGTGTAAACATCGGATTACCTCTTGGTAAACAATCTCGCTGTATTGCCCTTGATATTGATACAGAAAGCCCTGTTGAACAAGCGCTGATTAAATCTATTGTGCCGGAATCTCCATGGGTTCGTATAGGTAAAAAAGGTTGCGTTATGATGTTTAAGTATAACGGAGAACAAACTTTCCGCATTAAAGACGTAACCGGCCGTACAATTTGCGAATTGTTATCGTCACGTACACAAGTAGTTCTGCCACCATCATGGCATCCTGACACTAAAGCTCCTTATGTAGCTAACTGTAACTTATATGATGTGGTGGATAGATTACCTGTTCTCCCGAAAG